GGTCGTTGCTCGGTTTCCCGATAGCGGAATAGACGCGATTTTTAAGGCGTTTTTTCCGTGTACTCGTATGACCAATTAGTGGTCACGGAGTAAGTCCGGCTCACTTTCACTGAATTTCTCCTGGTGATTGTGAATCGACTTCCTGAAGCCGTTAGGCGAGTGCCTCCCCACTTGTCCGAAGACGAAAACAATGGGGGCGGCGGCGCTGGTTTTAAATCATGCATTAGTTTCCTAAAAAGGAAATCTTTTGCATTCTTTATCTCCCGTGCAGCCGCGGTAAGACACTTGTACTTCCTTACACCGTGCTTATCAGCTCCCGGAGGGGCGCTGGCACAATGCAGGTAAGCATCAAAAGTTTCGTCAGAAAACGGCCCGATGAAATCCCGGAAAATCTCCGGTATCCATTTGACCATCTCCTTCTCAACCTTTGACTCCTCAATCCCAAATCTGAGCCAGAGGGCGCGCTTTAAACGATTAATATCGTTAAGCAGCTCCATGACATTCAGAGGGACGTTTTCGAGGAACACTGGCCTTACAGCTTCTCCCTTGAACCAATCGGCACCGCAACTTTCCCGAACATATCCGAATAAAAAGGATTTGTCAAGGTTCAGCGCGAAACCGAATCTGGAGAGGGCCTCTATAACTTCCCCAGCCATTCGCGACGGGACGATTATATCGTCACCAAAAATCGCACAGGCTTCGGGGTCGTAGAGACCGTCTACTTCGATCATCACACCATATACAATGGATGCAAAAATCGCAGTTTCAAGTGCAAAGGTAAACCCATTCCCCATGGAGGAGATCTTCTCGTACATCACGAGTTGACCGCCACCTAGATCCCCTACAGGCGACCTAAGTTTCATAAGGTAGGAGTACCAATCAGCAGGCAGCAATAACTCACATAGCTTAAGAGCTATGGAGTCGGAAGCTGCAGATAAATCAAGGGTAACAAACGACCCCGGATTTATACTACCGATTCGCGCCAGCCTTTGATTCTTTTCTTGAGTATCAATGTCTACACCCCAACGTTTTAAACGTTTACGGATGTATCCATCGACGCCCAATTGAAGCATCAAGTTCATAGCCGGTTCGATTGCAATAGAACGCTCAGTTTTAGCGTTCTTTGGAACGAAAGTGATGCGATTACCCGGTACAATCTTCAAAACATTAAACCAAAAGCTAACCTGGTCGAGAATCATCGTTTTAGGTATATTATACCTTTCACGATAACTATCTTCCAAAGCTCCTAGCCAACGCTCGTCAGACTGTATGAGCAACCGTGCCTCCTGAAAGCAATCAACCGTACACGAGTAAGGCCAGTTCTCAAACTTATGAAAATATGAGACCAAACCTTCCTTAGTGTCGAGATTACTCCCAGGGCCATGACGAGACTTTTTCGTCATCAGTTGATTCCCCGGCACGGAAACACCGAGGAGTTTCCTTAAGAACGCCCTCGAACTCGTAAAGACATTCGTATAGAACGCTCCATCTCCCCAAGCAAGACCGACATAACCTTCACGGTTATATCGCCCACACGCCTCTTCAGCAGCCAAAAAAGACTTCATGGCAGCTTCGCGACGAGTGGTAGCCTCACCTGGAAAAATGAACTTCTTAAGGAGACTGCCAATTTGGTACTTAGCCCTCAAATTCATAAGGGGCGTACCACTTTCAGGAGTCTTGATACTCTGTAGCTCTTTTAGACTCCAAGCCTCGCAAAGGGAGAAGAGCGCTTGCTGATCACGATTTCTGACCAGCCCGCGCACTTTTTGTTCTTCCTCCGATCCGAGAAATTGGCCTAAGTCGTCGGCAAGAAAACCGACGACCTTCCAGGGATAACTCCCTGGAAGGTTCACCTCGCTAGCAAGAACCTCTAGCGACTTCTTCTTTCCTGAGCGCAACTTATTTTTCATAAGTTCCTCCAATGATTTTATTAAAGCAAAAGTGCTTTAATATACTCCGCGAGCGATGAAACGGCTGTCACAATGGCAGCCGCCCAGTCAATGATATGATGTATGGGATTTAAATCCATACTCACACCATCTGCTGGTCGCACAACGGGCCCATAATGGAATCATCGTCCAGGAGAGCCAGAGCTCGCTGCCGCGCCACAAGAGTCTGCGCGGGTGTAGCTCCGACCGGGATACTGAACGACACTTCAACGATCAGCGGCGCCTTAACAGTAGTCATACTGTCGGGCGCATTCACCAGCATGTCCTTCGAAAACTTGAAGGAACATTTGGCAACACCGTTGAAGTTCCCCGTTGGTTTGGGGAAGGTGCGATAAAACGTCAGTTGATCCTTCGACACCAAAGAATGGGTCGAAGAAGCAATGTAGACGCTACGGTTGAGAGGCGATTCAAAACGAATCAGCTCCTCAGAGACCGTATCACCATCGTTGAGTACATCAACTTCCAAGTCAATTGTCTCTTTAAGGGACATGGCACTACTCCTTGTACTTACTTGCTTAAAATGGCAAGAAGGTCTAGGATTTTGAAACCATCAAGTTTCACGTCGAAATGAAGTGAAACCGGCTTCAATGGATTAGGGGTACGCACCTTAGTGGTGGTAAGCTTTGTTCTTTGTCCGCCCCAACTTACGTAATTAGCGTAGTTAAGTCCAGATTCAGAATTCCAGCAATCCCTAATAGTATTAGACTGGGTAGTTACCGTTTGCACGGTTACCCAGGAGGTTAGCGGCGTGACACCCTTGTTAGGGGTCCACGACGCTATCAGCTTCCCAACGTTGCAGAACCAGTCTATAATGAATGAGTAAGGGATTAATTCCCAGACCGATTCAAGATATAGATCTGCACCCCAAATATTTAATTTGGTGTAGTCAACGTCGTAAAGCACTCCGGCCCGCGCAGTAACGATTTGTTGGATTTGACGATCAACACGAACTACCAAACCTTGATAGTTCGTCGTCGTGTTGTCCTCTAAAACGTCCTTTGCTTGCTGCTTCCCTCTCGCTGTGAGTCTTGGTTTCCTTTCTACCTTATTAATGGTATTAAGTATCCCAATGGTCTCATAGACAAGGGGCCGCAGCCCATAACGAATGCCCAGGTAGTAATCTTTGTACTTTTTAGGGCTGATTAGGCCCCTGAAGTATTTCCAATCAGCTTTCCTGCATGCAATATGCATCTTGACGACAGTTTTCAATATGCCGTAGATCATTTGCACAGTCTCGTTAGCTTCTCCCAGCGTCGCCAGAATCATGGCATCATTAGCTTGGACATTAGCCCAAGCCTTAGTGATGGCTTCTTCGGTAACGTCAGGGTGCTGCGGAGCGACACCGTTCGGCCAGTTTAAATAGGATCCTATGACGTTTTTACACGTATAAAGACCACTATTTATGTAACCGGATGCACCACCCATCCCATTCCACGCTAATCTTTTGCGATTCATAGGTTGGTTAGTAAGGATTTCCTCAACAATCGTGAGCGACATGGGGTTGTTAAACAACTCCCCAGCCGCTTTCCTTTTGCGGAAATCCTGTACATTGTGATCATCCATTGCCATTGAAAGTTTACGCAGTTGAAACGTCACATCTAAGTGAGTCGTTCCAACGATTTTCAATGGGTCTTGGGTTGTGCCGGCTATCTGATAAGTTACATGATCAGTTAGCTCAATATCGGAGTCATTTACATACTCTCGATGGCGTGGACCATATGGTCCTGGCATAGTATTACCTCCACCTTTGGAGGCAACTACGGGGTCCTATGCAGTACGGGCCTCAAACCGTAACAACATAGACCGCTTCCTCATCCTAGACACAATGTCCGGATATGGCGACGGTCACCAGCGTTATTGCTGGTAAAGGTATAGCTATATTGCCCACAATTGGGCAACAGCTACCTACTTCACCCTCGCGG